AATCAATTATGTGTGCATACCCCGCCGTAATTGCATATAAAGATAAACTTCATATGTTTTATAATGGAAATGGTTTTGGCGAAACTGGTATAGCATACGCAACAATGGATATAGAAGAACTATGAAAACAACTAATTTAAGAGAGCTAGAAGAACAAGGTTATACTATTGTAGATAATCTTATTGAAACTGCGTTTTTAGATGCCATAAAAGAATCAGTTACAGCAATATTTGATAAACAAATACAATACACAAAAAGCAAAGATATAGTAGATTTATTTAAAAATCACAATGAAAGATTTGCTAACTGCACAAAACATGCTCAATGGAATTTACAGTTACATCATTTAGGTGTAATGTTGGGCTATAAAATAAGTAAATGTATGATTGATCCGCAGGTTAGTATTTGTACTCGTCCTGTAATATATTTTAATAATAAAGATACAGCAGAAAAAGAGGTACACCACACAACTCCTGCACATCAAGATTCTAAATCTATGCAAGGTTCTAGTGATGCAGTAGTATGTTGGGTTCCTTTAATAGATATTACAGAAGATTTAGGACAGCTACAAGTTGTTCCTAAAAGTCATAGACAAGGAGATTTAACAAAATCTATACATGAAGGTTTTGGTTTAGTAGAAGATTCAGAGTTTAAGTTTGAGTCTGTAAAAGTTAAAAAAGGTTCAGTTTTAGTTTTTGACTCTAATTTAGTACATAAAAGTGGTGATATTAAAGAAGGAACTCGTTGGTCAGCACATTTTAGATTTAATAATATGTATGATCCTGAATACGTTGTAAAAGGGTATCCACATAATTATATTTATGCACCAAAGAGTAAAACATGATTCGTATAATTTATAGAACTTGTGGTTGGAATAATCATAATAATAGACCTGACTGGTTTCACTATAGAAGTTGTTGGGAAAACCTAGTTGATACAAGTAAAATTGCTGACTGTGCTATAACTGTTCTTTATGACGGAGAACTACAAGGGCACGAAGAGTATAACTATGCTGCAGATGTATTACAAATTGATAGTGCTGCTAAACTTCCTGAACTGTACAAAGAGTGGGAATTAAGAAGCGATACATATGTAGACCATGATGAACAAGGTAGAGAAATACATAAAAGAGTAGAAGCTCCTGATAGAGAAAAAGCATCTGGATACTTAATGTATGAACTAATAAAAGATAATATTGATGATTGGAATAATAATGATATTATTTATCTTGTAGAAGATGACTATATGCATATGCCTGGTTGGACAACGGTATTACAAAATGTATATGATATGTATGATAGTATAAATTATGTTTCGCTATATGACCATCCTGATAAATATACACCAAGGTATCAAGGATTACAAAGTCAAATTATAGTATCTAACTATTGTCACTGGAGAACAGTGCCTAGTAGTTGTGGAACCTTTGCCGGTAGAGTAAAAACTTTTAAGGAAGATTTAGATATTCATATGTATAGTTTAGGAGATCACAATAAATTTACTCTTTTAGCGGAAAGAAATAGAAACATAGTATCTGCAATGCCCGCTTTTGCTACACACTGTGTGGAGCCTTGGACATCTCCTTTTAGGGATTGGGCTAATGTATGATACCTTTTATTTTTAAAAAACAACTTAATCTAGATAGATTTAATAAATATTTAGAACATGCTAATGCAACTAATCAATTTACAAATTATGGTTATGCCGTACAGCTTTTAGAAGAACGTGCTAGAACTATGTTAAAAATTGATGATAGCAAAGCAGTTATTGCTACCTCTAGCGGTACCACTGCATTAAATGCTATTTTATATGGTATAGAAACACATGATAAAGAAAATTGTAGAGTCTCAACTCAAGCATTTACTTTTCCTAGTAATTGTTTAGGCAAAGCTAAAGCACCAATTATAACAGATATAACTGCTCATTGTAATATGAACTTAGACGATGAATATTTATTAATGTATTCTAATACAGTTATTGTTACTAATATATTTGGGCATTTACAGAATTTTAAAGAAATAATAAGTAAAACTGAAGGTAGAAATAAAAAATTAATATTTGATAATGCTGCAACACCTTATTCTTTTTGGGACGGTACTAATAGTTGTAATTTAGGAACAGCTAGTTATGTATCTTTACACCATACTAAACCTATAGGTTTTGGAGAAGGTGGATTAGTAATTATTGATAAAAAGTATGAAGAATCTGTAAGAATAGCTTGTAGTTTTGGTAAACACGACATCATTTGTAATGAGCAAGGCGGTAATTTTAAAATGAGTGAGCTAAGTGCAGCTGGGATACTACAATGGTGGGATCAATTTAATATTAATGATATGCAAGATTTATTTATGACAAACTATGGTATGTTAAGATATGAAATGAAAAATGAAAATGGAGATTTTTGGTATAATCATACTTCTGATATTTGGTTTCCTACTTGTTTACCTTTTATACATAACTCACCGGTAGAAGAAGTATCAGGAGAGTTTAAAAGTAGAGAATTTAAAAAATATTATAAACCATTAAATAATAGCCATTCTATATCTAATTTAGTATATGAAAATATAATGTGTATTGCCTTAACTGAAGGAGTTGAAAAATGCATAAACAAATTGCAGTAGTAACAGGATGTGCTGGATTTATAGGTACCACATTTACTAAACTTTTACTAGAAAAAGGCTGGTTAGTATATGGAATAGAAAAATTTACTTATGTTGCAAATGATATAGAAATGCAAGTACTAATAAATAATTATCCTGATACTTTTATTGTAATAAAAAATGATATTAAAGATATTGATAGACTTCCAGAATGTGATGTAGTATTTAATCTTGCTGCTGAATCAGATGTTGATAATAGCATTATTAACATGGATAAATTTATTGATTCTAATATTTCAGGTGTAAAAAATTTATTAGAAATAATTACACATAAAAGTGTACAAATAAAACATAATAAACCTTTATTTTTTCAAGTATCTACTGACGAAGTATATGGAGATAGGACTGATGGAAGTTTTGATGAAACAGATGCATTAATGCCTAGTAATCCATATGCCGCTACTAAAGCTGCTGCCGACATGCTTATAGAGAGTTGGTCTAGAACTCATGGATTAGACTATATAATTGCTAGACCTTCTAATAATTATGGTGAGAATCAATATCCAGAAAAGTTAATACCTACAGCAGTTAGATGCTTACAACGCGGTAAAAAAATTAAATTACATGATAGAGGAAAACCTATAAGATCCTGGACTCATGTAGAAGATACTGCAGAAGCATTTATTTTACTATATGAAAAAGCATGTAGAAATAATATTTATAATATACAATCAGACTATGAACAAACTAATTTTGTAACTGTTACAAAAATTATAAATACCTATTTTATAGGTACTATAAATGCAGAAATACCAGATTATAATGAGCATATAGATTATAGTTATGATAGACCCGGACAAGACGTAAGATATTCAATATCATGTGAATCTATTAAAAACTATGGTTGGACTCCTAAAAAAGTTTTTGATAAAGAAATTGTTAAGCTAGTTGACTATTATAAAAAAAGAAAGTGGAAATGGTAATGAGAGTTTTTATTACAGGAATTAGTGGACTATTAGGCAGTACGATGGCTAGGTATTTAATTATGCAAGGTGATGAAGTAGTAGGTATTGATAATATGATTGGAGGCGTAGAAGGTAATGTACCAGACCATCCAAAATGTGAGTATCATAGAGGAGATATACTAGATACAGAATTTATGAAAACAATTATGGCAGATTGTGATGTAGTATTTCATACAGCTTCTCTTCCTTATGAAGGTTTAAGTGTATTTTCTCCTACAGTAACTGCTACTAGTATAGTATCTGGTACTATTAGTACCGCTATTGCAGCACTACATAATAAAGTAAGATTATTTATAAACTGTTCCTCTATGGCTAGATATGGTGACCAAGTACCTCCTTTTACAGAAGATATGCCTACAAAACCTGTAGATCCATACGGATTAGCTAAAGTACAAGCAGAAGAACACTTACAGATGTTAAGCGAAATACACGGACTAAACTATGTAACAGTAGTGCCTCATAATGTTATAGGTGTGGGACAAAGATATTATGATCCTTTTAGAAATGTTGTAGGAATAATGATTAATAGAGCCGCACAAACTAAAAATCTTATTATATACGGGGACGGAGAACAAAAACGTTCTTTTTCTGATGTAAGGGATTGTATTATTGCAGTAGAAAGAATTATGAAAAGTGATCGTAAAGAGTTATGTGGACAGGTATACAATATTGGGCCAGATGACAATGAAATATCTATTATACAATTAGCTACGTTAATTACACAACTTTCAGAAGTTTACGTAAGATTTGATCATTATCCTGATAGGCCAAGAGAAGTTAAAGATGCTTATTGCTCTAGTGATAAAATTAGAAAAGAATTTAACTATAATGCAGCTACACCAGCTAAGCAAACTATAGCAGATATGGTAAATTGGATTAAACCTATAAAACGTGAGTTTGAATACCATTTACCTATAGAACTAGTTACAGATCAAACGCCTAAAACATGGACAGATAAGTTAATCTAATGAGTAAGATTCAAGAAAAAATAACAGTATTTATGGATAAATTACAAAATATGATGGAGACTAATACTCATCTAACAGATATTCTTGCAGTAATTACTATTCATGCTCAATTATCTATATATAGATCACACATGAATGATGAAGATAAAGATTATTATGATGCAGTTCAATGGTGGTTAGAAGAATATCCAGAAAAGAGTTGGAATGAAGAGTGAGGATTGTCGTGGATGTAGACATGTTCATTGGGGAGTAGCATTGGGGGTAGGAATAGCGTGTATTCACCCAAACAATCAAAAATACAATCCGAAACGTCAAAAAGAAGGCGAAGAAAGAACTTATTGGAACTCAACAACTCAAGTGTTTAATATACCTGATGGGTGTCAATTACGAGAGGAAAGAATTAAAAATGGCAGTTAAAGTAATTACACCCTATGTGTATGATAATGAAATAGCAGAACATAAAGATAAGTTTTGGGATCTTGATATACATTATGAAAAAGATACCGCTGGAATCGGTTCTGATTTAATGTATCAAAAGATGTGGAATCAGTTTCCTGAACACGATATTTTTATACTTCATGCAGATATGCACCCATTTAAAGATGGGTGGTGGGAAGAAATGCTAGAATATGTTGATAAGTATCCAGAAGCAGGGATGTTAGGTTTACTATTATTATACCCTGCACAGAATGATAATTATGAACATTATATACAATGTGCTGGTGGACAATTTACTAATGGAAAACCAGACCATTTTGGTAGTGGACTAATACTTGAAAATAAATCACAATTTAAACAAGATTTAGAAGTTGATGATGGAAGATACTTAACAGTAAGAGAAGTTGCTTGGACTACATTTGGAGGATGTTATCTCAGACGAAGTTTTCTAGACACTGTAGGAGATTTTAGCCCAGAATATGAATGGACTTATAACAGAGATGTTGACTATTGTTTAAAAGCCAGAGAAGCCGGAGAACGCATCTATCAAATACCTGTTAGACTTTTACACCATGAATCAAGAGATAATAAAAGAATAAAAGATCAGTCTAAAGCTGATATGGAAAGTAGAAACTTACAAACATTACTGGCGAAATGGGCAAATTCAAAATTTTATAAAACGCTGGACAAAGAGATAAAAAGTGGATAAAGTATATATAACGAAACAAGAAATGTACGATGGCATTGAGAAAGAAGCTAAAAAATTGAAATCAGGCGATAATGGCCCTATATTAACTGTATTATTATGGATATGGATTATGTGGGCATTAGTATTTTTAGTTATACCTGCTTTTATATCATTAGTACTGGTAGTGGTAGTATACGCACCATTCTATTTTGTAGATAAAAAAATTATTAAAAGGAGAAATAATGGCTAAGTTAAATAAAACGTGGGTACAAGCAGCATTAGAGCTATCACAAGTAGATAAAGACAAACTTGATTGGTGGCACAAAAAAATTCCAGGAGCATCATCTAATAGACTAAGAGGTTTTATTAATAACTTATGTGGGGCAGATAATGTAAACTACCTTGAAATAGGTGTTTACAAAGGATCTACAATAATTGCAGCAGTAACTAATAACCCTAAAACAAAAGCTTGGGGTGTAGAAAATTCTAGTTATGACTTTAGACAAACTTTTCCCGATCAAATACCAGAAGGATCTCCTTGCTGGCCTTCTATGATACGTGATTTAAATGAAAATCTAAAAAAATGGAGCACTCATTTAAATTACGTACCTGACGCTATTACTATTATAGAAGATTCTTTTCAAAATGTAGACTATAGTAAACTTCCAACATTTAATGTATGCTATTTAGATGTAGAAAAATTAAATCCTGTTATATACGATGAGTTTTTTAATTTAGTATATCCACATCTAGATAAAGAATGTGTTTTAGTAGTATCAGGAGTTACAAATCCTATATTTATGGAAGAATTAAATAAAGCTCTACTAAGGCATGATGAAAGTTTTACAGTAGATTATGAATTTCTAAAAGTCAGTGGTGCAGGATCAGATAGTAGAAATTATTGGAATGGAATTAGAGTACTAGGATTGAAAAGAAAAATTAAAGCAGTCGTTAAAAAAGCTGTAGTAAAGAAACCAGTAGTAAAATCTGCTCCAAAAGTAACTAAAGAGGCGTAAATGAAGAAAAAATCAGTAATAAGTTTAATAAGCTATGATGCAGCTTATTTACCAGAAAGTATTTCTAAATATTATAATTATGTAGATGAAATTGTTTTAGGGGTGGATAAAAATAGAACTACATGGAGTGGTAATACTTTTTCTTTTGATGAAAATAAATTATGGTCTGAACTAGGTGCTATTGACGGAGATTCAAAAATCTCTATTGTAGAAGAAGATTTTGTAAAAAGTAAAATTGCTATCGAAAATGATAACTATGAAAGAAACTTTCTTAAGTCTCAATGTACAAACGATTGGATTTTTAGTATAGATGCAGATGAATATTTAGTTAATCCAAAAGATTTTTTTTATAATTACTGTCCTTTAGTAGAGCGTTACTATAATAAAGCAGATATTTGTATGACTTGGGCAACTCCTTATAAAACCATTGATGATACCACATTAGTAATTGCTAATGAGGATGGAACTCCTTTCTTTGGAGAAAATCAAGGTATGACAACTTCTAAAGATAGTACTTTTACTTATGCTAGATGGAGTGATAAAAGTGCTGCAGGACACAATAGGCTCTTATCTCCATTAGTAGCTATTCATTGGAGTCTATGTAGATCGAAAGAAGATTTACACCAAAAAATTAATAATATTGGACACTCAGATATAGTAGAAAATGATCCATTTTATCAAATATGGGAACAAGTTAACTTAGAAAATTATGAAGAACTACATAATTTTAAATCATCAGGACTTGGAACAGCGCAATGGCCTATTCTTAGAGCTATACCATCACAACAAGTAGCAAATTACATAGAACAACATTTAGATAGGGCATACTAATATGATTATTGATTTTGTAGGAAAATTTTACGATAACCACTCTCTTTCTATTATCAATAGAAATTTGGTAACTAAACTAGTAGAACTACATCCTGATTGGGAAATATCTATTACTCCTTTAGATAGTTACGATCCTGAGTATAAACTAGATAAAAATACAATTAAACAGTTAAAAAATTTAGAACAAGCAGAAACTGGAGAACCTGATATACAATTAAGACATTCTTATCCTCCTATTTGGCAATGGCCAGCAAGCGATAGAACTAAGGTTGTATTTATTCAACCTTGGGAATATACTAAGGCTCCTTTTGAATGGCAATATAAATTTGAAACTTTTGCCGATGCTTTAATTGTTCCTAGTAATTTTGTAGCAACTGTGTTTAAAAATGCAGGGCTTAAACCACAAAATTTATTTATAGTACCTAATGGGTACAATGAAGAATTATTTAATACAAATGAAGATAATTCAGAAAGTAAATATATAGATAAAGATAAATTTAATTTTGTGTATGTAGGAAATTCTCAATGGAGAAAAGGACTAGATATACTTATGAATGCATGGAAAGATGCTTTTAAAAAATTTGATAAAGCAACTTTAACTATTAAAGATAGTCCTAAAATATATGGACAAAGTAATGTATTAAATGAAATAGTTAAAATGCAATATAAAACAGGTTGTTCAGAAGTACAATATATTGATGAAGACTTATCTGATGAAGAGATGGCAGCACTATTTAAATCATCAGATATTTTAGTACATCCTTATAGGGCTGAAGGATATGGTATGCATGTACAAGAAGCTATGGCTTGTGGATGTGTACCCTTAGTATCTGCAGATGGTGCTACAGATGACTTTGTATCTCATGAAAATGGTTTTATGCTTCCAGTAGAAAAGAAACATATAAATATAACAGATTCTAACGTTTTTGCAATGAAACCTGGAGATGCTATGACAGGTATGAGTACTCATACTTTTTATAATGAACCTAACATAGATGCTTTAAAAAATGGTATTAAAATGATATATCATTCACATAACAAAGAAGAAGAAATTTATTCCAAAAAAGATGCTATGAATATGATAAATACGTGGAGTAAAGTAGTAGAGGATTATGTATCGGTATTTGAAGAGATTGCTAATAGGGATAATATTGTTAGATATTGACTTTTTAATAATTTGTAATACTATAGTATTACAAGGAGAATATAATGGATGAATTAGATGAATTTTTTGCAAATCTAGAAATAGAAGCAGTGAATAGTAAACCACCAGAAATGCCTAGTTTAGATAAAAAAATTATTGATGATTTTCATGGTAATGTTCCTATATTTAATGAAGAAGTTAGTGGACAATTACCCACTATCACTCCTAAAGCTCAGGTATATATTACTGATGTTTTAGAAGAAGGACAATATTTTAGATTTGCAGTAGATGGTGGAGGTTGTTCTGGTTTTAATTATGCTTTTGATGTAGAAACACATCCTAAAAAAGATGATATACAATTTTCAGAAAATCCACCGTCAGTTATCGACTCTGTTAGTTTAAAGTATCTATACGGAAGTATTATAGATTTAGACACATCAGGATTAAGTAAACAATTAAAAGTAGAAAATCCAGGTGCTAAAGCAAGTTGTGGTTGTGGTACTAGTTTTGCTTTTGATGAAGCAATGTTATTAGAGTCAGGAATACAATGAAATATAAACAAATAGCAACAGAATTAGGGATACCTTGGTTAGAACTAGACATAGACATACCTCATGAAGATATGTTACAAGAAGCTATAGGTCTAAAAGAAGAGTTTGTAAAACATCGCGATCAAGATAATGGTGGAGGTGGTGGATATAGACATAAAGGTTGGCGAAGTTTATGTATTCATGGAATAGACCCTACTAAAACTAATCATTTTACTCAATATGGTTATAATAGTCACGAAGAGACTCCTTATGACTGGACAGAGATATGTGCAAGATGTCCTATAACTCATGAATTTTTTAAATATTATTTTCCTTTTGATGAGTATTATAGAGTACGTTTTATGTTATTAGATCCTCAAGGATATATCACTCCTCATGAAGATTCAAATGAACATAGATTAGCACCAATAAATATAGCACTAAATAATCCAGAAGGTTGTAATTTTAAAATGAAAGGTCATAAAGGTTATGTACCTTTTGCACCAGGAAAATCATTATTACTAGATGTAGGAAATACTCATGCAGTATATAACAATAGTGACGAAGATAGATATCATATAATAGTACATGGTAAAATAACAAAAGAATTTAAAGAGTTGGTAGAGCGTAGTTATGCGAAAAATGGGTCTCAATAAAAATTATGTAGTAGCAATATTTGATGATCCAAAGTTTGCATCTAGAAATATGACTATACAAGAAAAACGTAAAGAAATTACAGAATTTTTTACAAGATTCAAGTATTTTGGACCTATAATTTATGGTAATTCAGTTAATGATGTGTTAGATAAAGCATTAGAACATGATGTAGAGTATTGTATAGTACAAGCAGTAGGTCATATTGTTAGAGATGGTTCATTTTTTAAAATTATAGAAAAATGGATGGATAAAAAGAATTTCTTTGTTACGGGACATATTATGGACAAAGAAACTCCAAATAGTAATTGGGCAGAAGGTAATGGGTATTATGGGCTACACAAGCAGTGTATACTAGTTAATCTAAATTACTACAAAAAATTTGATAAACCTGTATGGGGAGAGGCTAAACATAAATTAGACAAACCTGAACATCTAGCTGCTGCTAATAGACATGCTAAAGATATACATGATGATTATACTCCACTAGCTGTTATGCCTACAGAAGAAACTAAAGTATGTACTCCTTTAGTAGATGGCTGGAACTTTATAAATACCAGTTTAGAAAATGGTTTAACTGTTTATAATTTTCATCCTAAAATTAGAGATGCAAAAGAATTTGTCTATCCTACTAGTAGTATTGAAGATCTACAAACTCAGTTATCATGGGTTAATAATATAGTGAATTATGCTCCTCAATGTGTGTTTTTATGGAATACAGAGACATATTTAGATTTAAAGTATTGTAAAATACAAGAACCAGTCAAACACTTATATACACTAGCAGCTAGTTTTAAACCACATATAATACTAAATACCTTTGATTTTGAAGATGATGCAATTATTAATTTTTATGATTATAGTAAACCTGCACTAGCCTATAAAAAAATGATGTTAAAACAATGGAATGGTGAAGATTATCCTGCATTTATAAAGTGGGCTAGAAAAAAATATCAATTTAATGAAACACACGGAACTCTTACAGAAAATGAAACAGACGATTTTCTATGGAAAAGAGAAATATCTTGGTGGGGTGGTGAAGATATTATAAAAGAACATTGGCAAAGATATAAAAAGTTAAAACATACATGGACTCATGTAGATATATCAAAAGATTGTACCCCTATAACTAATAAAATAGTTAATGAACCAGGTAGTGTAATATGGTGGAGTAATGCTTTTCATACTGTAAACGCTCATTATCTTCACGGACTAAAAGGGGTTACTGCTAGTTATAAAACTTGGATAGATGAAATTACTAAACAAAATCCTAATATATGGATTTTAGGAAAAGATTTTTTAGATAGACCTGTGGAAGGAGGTCAAATAAAAGACTATGCTATTTAAAGCTAAAACAATATTACAATTTGATAATAGTTGGGTTAAGCAATTAAAGTTTGTAGAACATACAGACCAAGACTTAGCAGGACACGTAGATGCTATATCAATAAAAAGTGAATCAGGTAGTGTATTTGATTTTTATAGATCTAATCCTTTAGAGAATCCTGATGATTTTAAATATACAGCTTTATATCATAAAATACCTCAAGTTAAAAAATTAGTAGATCATTTTCAGCTACAAACTACCAGAGTGCGTATACATAGGCAACTTCCGGGTCAAGAAATACCGCTACATACTGATGATAATAATACAGCAGTAAAAGATAAAAATGATTATATGGTTAGAAGTATTACAGCTCTTACTGCAAGTAAAGATTTTAGATATAACTTTATAGATACAGAAAATAAACATAGAGTTCAATGGCTAAGACAGGGAGAAACTATATTTTTTGACCCTGATTTAATAGCTCATGGCATGTTAAATAAGTCAAAAACAGAAACTAGATATGCATTGGTACAGATATTTAAGTTATACCCAGTAACAGACTGGGCAAGAGATTTTATAAATACCAAAAAAGTAGTAAAAATATGAATATAGACTTTGGTACAGCATTTCACAAACCAAACGGTAATGCAGTAAAAGTAACTATTAATGAATTTAGAGATAAACTATATCTACATATAAGAGATTATACAATGGACGGAGATACAGGACAGTGGTTTCCTACTAAGACAGGATTTTCTATTCCAGCAGATGAAGTTAGCTCTTTAATACCTTTATTAAATGACGCAGCAGAGGCTGTAGCACAAAGATATATATGGAATAATCAATTAGAAATGGAATTTGAAGAATTGGAGAATGAATATGAGTATTAAAGCTTGGAATGATGAACAAGAAGCTGAATTAACTAGGCTTTATCTTGAAGAAGAAATTAAAGATGTACATGAATTAGGATCTATATTTGAAAAAGGTTATAGAAGTGTTATAAGTAAATTAGTACAACTTAAAATATATGAAAAACCTGAATTAGATGAAGAAGATAAATCACTAACTGTAAAAGTTATGTTACGAGAATTAGAAGAGATTCTAGGTGTAGAAGTGGTAGGAACTAATTTAAATAAAAAAGAAAATTTAAGTAAGTTACTAGAAGCTATCAAAAAGAAGATTGGTTAATGGGCACACTTAGACCAGGTGTACCATTAATGTATGAACGAGTAGATGGTGTCGTGTATGGTAGATACCAAGGAACAACAGATAGATTTAAAATTGGAGAAGAAATGAGACCAATATCACCAAACGATATAAGACCGGAACCACAAACAATTGGTTGGGATTCTACTGCTAGACCTGCTCATAACCAATACACAAAAGAAGAGATTGAAGATTTAGGTATTAAGGTGGTGATGCAACGTCAAAAAGATGGTTCTATAAATATTGGACCTAAAACAGATGTCTATAAGTTTAATGAAGACAAACTGATAGAAGAATTTACAGACTATATTGATAGTACTTATGCTTCTCATTATAACACAAACAAAATTCAATCTATGGAAAATATTATAGACAAAGGTCATGGCACTGGATTCTGTATGGGTAATGTAGATAAATATGCAAGTAGATACTTAAATAAAGGTACGAGAGACGATGCTCGTAAAGATCTAATGAAGGTGTTACACTATGCACTTCTTCAACTATACATACATGATAATAACTTATAAGGACTAATCATGAAATATATCGTAGACATTGATGGTACTATCTGTCGTGCACATCAATTGCCAAGTGGTAAATGGGATTATGCAAATCATACACCTATTGACGGAAGAATCACTAGAATAAACAAGCTATATGAAGAGGGTCACACTATTAAATACATGACTGCAAGAGGAGCAGTTAGTGGTATTGATTACTATGAAATGACTAAAAATCAATTAGATAGCTGGGGCTGTAAATATCACGAACTATCAGTGGGCGAGAAAGAAGATTACGATATTTGGGTGGATGATAAAGCTCACAACTCAGAAGTATTTTTCAAATGACAACCAGTATGAGATGGTTTGCTAATCAGTGGCAAACTCAAGAAGTTGACGAAACTGTAGTAAATAGAGTCTTAGCAGCTAAAAATGTATTAGATATTGGCTGTGGCCATAACCCTTATAAAAAATTTGCTACAGGTAAGTTCTTAGGTATTGATGCTTATATTGATACAGCAGATAAACATATAGATTTTTTAAATTTTAGAACCAAAGAAAAGTATGACCTCATAATTTCTTATGGGGTTTTTCACTTTCATAGTTTAGATTTAATAGATATAAAGATTAAAAAAGCTATGAAACTACTTACTCCAGATGGAGTGCTATGCATGAAAGTAAACCCTAATTGTCCTAATTTTGATGGTTCTATACTACCATGGTACAATAAATGGACTAAATCTCTTGCTTATCACTACGGAGAAGTGTATAATAAAAAAGTTACAAATATGAGGGAAAGTACTCGTGGGAGATTTAAATGGGAATACGAATAAATGCCAGAAATTATAGCACTACTTTCAGGGACTTTTTATGGACTACTAATAGGCATAATTCCTGGAGCAGGCGCTACTACTGGTCTTATTTTTCTATTTAGCTTTATTACC